TGATCATATAATTGTTTAGGTGCGCAATCGTATGAAAAGTGCATAATAGACCTACTAGCATTACTGTCATTTTCATTTAAGATTAATTGTTCAAAATTTTCATACAATTTGTATAAATATTCAAATTTATAACTAGCCGAGGAAAGCATTATTAATTTATTGTTAGGCCAGACGTATCGCTCCTCCTCCTTCATCTTTCCTTCTTTTATTAATTTTGTTTCAAGGTTGTGCATATCCTCTCTTTCTTTTGGGTTCTGAACAACCGAAAGGAATGGCACAATAACTTCGTTGTAAATCCTTTCAGGCATCAATAGCATTTCATCGATAATTATCCTGTGAAATCTAAAACCTCTTAGCTTTGATCCGTCACCAAGCGGCAAAGCTCGTATGGAGCTGCTCCCTATCTCCATTACCCATTCGTCGTTTTGCTTTGATACTCTTGTGATGCAATTTGATAAATATTTTGCTTCTGGCTTTGCAGCAATATCTTCAATTTTTTTAAAAATCATCTTAGCCTGTCTGAAGGATTTTGATAATATACCTATATCTACTCCCTGATGCATTATAGCGTCCATAAAGGCGAAAATTCCAGTCGTCCAAGACTTAGACATACCTCTAGACCAGATACCTAAAAAATAGTCAGAATTGAACATAGCTTTTATAGCCATGTGCTGAAAAGGGAACAGGTCAACTCCAGCTATTAAATTTGCAGAAAACGTAGTGTTCTCCCTCAAGAATTTGTAAAGTAATACTTTAGCTTCTTGCTCGTTTAAAAAACCTTCTTTTGATTTTATTTCTTTATTAATATCTTTCGTCAAGATGCTTCTGTTTTGATCGCCTGTTTCCCAAGTCATAATGTTTTATTTTTTATATTTTTAATGTTCTATTGTCTATATGATACTGAATATCTGACTTCCATATTTCTGGTCCAGCTTGCAAGAGTAATTTTATTAAATTTTCTGACCTCTTTCTTCCGCCTGAAAAAATAAATTGACAATGATTTGCGAAGTTGTGAGATATTAATCTCATTTGATGCCATACGAATGCTAAATTTGATTTATGAGCTCCGTGGTTATTGTTTCTAATTATTTTATCAATAGAGCTTTCTATAACAATGTACATAAACGAATCAAAACTTACACACCTATCCATTTCCTTACAGAATCTATCATAACCAACTGTCATTGTTGACTTGAAATCTGTTTCGCTTTTTCTGTCAATATAAGTACTACTATACATTTCTCCTGACGCTGTATAATCTCCAAAGTCTAATTTCTGCAAAGTGCTATTTGAAAAATTAAGGGGTTGCTGCTCTCTAGTGTCAATTAGTATCTCAAAATTGTTTAAATTTTTACTTTCTTTTAAAAATTTACTTTTTATACTTTTATTTAATAATGGCTCAACCTGAAGCCTGCGACAGGCTTCATTATATGAACCAAAAAACTCTTTATATATCTTTATCTCAGGTAGCTCAAGTAATTTTAATTCTAAATGATTAGGCGCGTATTTTAAATTTTTACTAACTATTCTATTTTTTAACATTAATAATAATATTTGTTGCACGTGCTCATGGTCAGCTGTTGCTGCCCACTTTTCTAATTCAACGCTATTAGAAAAAAAGGTATTAAAATATTGCTCTTTATTTTTAAAAGGAATCAATTCATTGGTATATAAATTATATCTAGGATAATATGTAATATAATATTCAGATAATAGTATGCCATGAGCCTTAATATGAGTATGTAAGGATCTTTCGGATTTAAACTCCGCTTCGCATATTTTACATTTTACACTCAACGCAATTAAATTTGTTTGTTTTTAAAAAAGATAAATGACTCTCCAATTGCCTTTAATGGCAACAAGAGATTTAGATACCGCGAAAACTTCCTGTAGAAGGTCATACAACGTCTCCCTTCGATATCCCTAGTACTCTAGCCTTCCAAGAGTCCATACTCTCCAAATTGGTAGCTTCTTGATCGATTAGCATTTTTTGCTTCTCAGCCATGTCTACCATTCTTTCCCTGTCCGCTTCATTTTGAAAAGTTCTAACTAATGATAATATAGATGCATTATCTTTATGTTTATTTTTAACTCTTTCTTTTCTATCTCCATTTAATCTCGCTATCAATGTCTCTTGTCTCTTTTCACATTGATTATACTCTTCACTTTTTGTTTTTAATAATTCTGCTAATCTAACAGTCATATCTCTTTGATCCTCACACTCTTCAAACATTCTATTTAATTTATCTATAGCTTTACTTATATTTTTTAAATGTATGTAATCCATGCATACATTAATATACAAATTTAATTCATCACTTGTTAAGTCAGGCTTATCCCAAACAGATCTAATATATTCAGCTTCAAATAAACTCCTATCATCCATAGCGCTATATGTGTTAACAACCTGAAGGAATCTAGGAGCTGACAAAAACTTAATGGTATTCTCTAAATGATCCAAGTCGTTCCTTGTCAACTCTTTTTCTGTTAATTCTTCTTGGCAGTATTCGTTAACCTTTTTAATCACTCTTGAAATTGATTTTGGCGCGAAATACTGAGCGTTCATAGCGCTTTCGTCTGGATGTAAGAGTCTTTGATCAATATCTTCTATGAATTTAGCCACTTCCGTAACCTCTTTCGTTAAATTTGTTACGTTTATGTCTGGAAATAATATTTTAGATATCTCGTAAGAGCTCATTCCTTCTTTAGCGTACTGAACTATAAACTCTTTTTGCTCTTGATTAAATTCAACATCTTCTCTTTTTTCTTTCTCTGTAGTTTTGTAATTTAACTTTTTATCCACTAAGAATTTCCTGACAGCTCTCCCCTCTTTAGTTCTTCCGTCTAAACTTTCATCCTTAAAGGTTTGTCTAGTTAATTTTATTAAGTCGTTGATTTTATCAAAGTTATTAGTGATAAATTCTTTTTGTTCTTCTGATAATTTCATATTATATCGTTTCTATTTATTAATTTTTTAGCTAAATTTTTAAAAGTTTTCTCAAAATTTTTAATCTGCTTGTATCCAGCGCTTCGACCTCTTTCACTAGTTTTGTATCCCAATTTTTCAGCAGCTTTATTTATGTCTAAATTTTTAATGTATAGCATTTCATATATAGTGTATTGTTTTTCATTTAAAGTTTGCTTCATTAATTCATGAAGTTTTTTACTAGCAATATCAATATCAAAAGAGTTGTTGCATTTTTGCTGAAAGTCTTCAGTATCTATGCTAGATGCTGTGTTTATATGAAATGAATGTTTTTTTGTTTTATTCCATTTCTTGAATAAAGGGCAAGATGTATCTTGTTTTCCGCTTTTAGTCCAACTGCAAGTGTTATTCGATTCGTTAATGTTATCAATTGAACCCCCCGAATTAAATGGGCACCTTCCACAAGGTCTCAAGAAGTTACCGTAGGTATTTCTTAATAAATTTTTAATTTGGTTTGATATAATTCTATTAAGCCAAGGATCTAAGCTTCTACTTTGATCCCATAATCCCCACTTAGTGTAAACATGATTAGATATGATTTGCTTTACATCTTCCCAATCTATCCAGGGCGAACTACTTAAAAACCAACTTTTTTTTCGAGATTCAATTTTTTGAATTACGTGGTCGTATTTATCCTCGAAGGTTACTTTTTTAGGTTTAAGCTTCTTCTTCGGTTGATCTTTGCTCATGTGGCAACTTGCCAGCAATCTCTTCAAAAGTAAAAGTTCTTTTTTCAGCTATATCTATATCATATTGAAGTCTACTGATGTTTGGCACGTAATCTATGTTTGTAGTATCATCGCTATTTATAGCGTCAGATACGTTGTGTGAATTCGCAACAGAACCTTTTGTTATTTTTTTAACAAGTTTATTAAGAGGTTCCCCACAATGACTACAAAACTTTGGCTCAATGCCAATGTAACTATTTTTCGCTCCACATGATTTACAATATTTAACGCTCATTCTATAATATATATTATTTTATTTTCACTAGCTTTGGAATAAAACCTAGGGTTATCACTATTATCTAATTTTTGACTATTTATAATAACAATGTTATCAGCGTTTACATTTAATTCTTTAACTAAATCACTAATTGTTTCTTGTTTCTTTTTTTTGATTCTAGAAGCGTTTAAACAAGCAACTGTAATAGCGGAAAGAGCTCCGATAAGAGAAGATATAATAATTTCCATACGTTATATATAATAAGCATTTATCATAGATAATTCAATTTTAAATTCTTTCAATAGTTTTAGCTTCAAGTTTAAGCGTTCCCTTTTTAAATAAACCTTCATTATTATCAAGCAAAATAATAACAAAAGTTTTCCCATGATCGTCAAACCCTATTTGTGTGTAAATTTTAATTACTTTTCCAGACTTAATGCCATTATCATAATGAAATTTAATATAATCCCCCTCTTTCATTTTTGTTCGTTTTGAAATTTTTTGTCCCAATCTACATTGCCATTCTCATCTATGTATGGTGGTTTAGGTACGTCCACTTGTTGACTGCATTGGTACAGCCCAACAGCTCCAACGAATAGCGCAAACGCGCTCAAGACAATCCAGGCGATATATTTCTTAAACCAATCTTTAAATTTTAATTCAGGCTTAGGCTTAGGCTCTGGTTCAGGCTTAGGCTTAGGCTTAGGCTCTGGTTCAGGCTCTGGTTCAGGCTTAGGCTCTGGTTCAGGCTTAGGCTCTGGTTCAGGCTTAGGCTCTGGTTTAGAATCTTCAATAATCAAATCTTTAACATTTACGATTCCGTGTCCCCAGTAATTATCCTTACCTGAATCGCCTTTATCAATTGTATATTTCAATAAATGTTCTTTTATTTGATCTACGGTTTTGCAATCATTTTGCCCAGATTCCTTTTCTTGTTTTTTATGTTTTGATAGCATGAGAGCAACAATTCCAACCATAAAAGGACAAGCCATGGAAGTGCCGCTTAGTACTGCATATGAATTATTTAAAAACGTGCTGTACACATTAACCCCTGGGGCAGCCCAATCCACTTCTGGACCTTTAGATGAAAACGAAGCGATCCTGCCCATTTCATCATACGCGGCAACAGCAATTGTCTCCTCATAAGCTGCGGGCCAGTTAACTCCTGAGTGGCCACTGTTTCCCGCCGCGCAAATTACAGGTATATTCATTTCATATAAAGTTTTAATTTTTTGCTCAATTAATGCGTGCGGACGAGATGACCCTAGGCTCATTGATACAATGTCAGGTTTTTCGTCGATGGCGTATTCCAAAGCTTTAACAAGACCATCAAATGTACCTGACCCGTTTTTATTTAAAGCTTTCACTGATACGCATGTTGACCTAGGCGCTACGCCAACCATTCCGAATTTATTATTTTTTGAACATATAATTCCAGTGCAATGACTTTGGTGCCCATTTAGATCTTCATGAGGCTCATTTAGTATAAAATTTTCACCAATCTTTGCGTTATCACCTATATCTTCATGAACGGGGTGTCCAGTGTCAATAACAATTATTTTCACCCCTTCTCCTTTGGTAATCTTCCAAGTTTCTGGAATCTTAGACTGTTTAACTCCCCAATCAATAATTTGATTTTTACTCAAATCATTAATTTCTTCTATACATATTATTGGTAGAGAAGTCTTAATTTTGTTTAATTCTTTATAGTTATACATACATATACATACACAATATTACTGTATATATATTTATGGAATTTTTTCAAATATAGTTTATCATGTCCTACATGGCGTTAGATCATTTTTCAGTATCGTTTGAAAATAATTGTGTACCTTCTTGGGAGGGTTTAATTGTAGCTGAGTTAGGTAATACTGTTAGACTCACAGATAAGCCTAACGAAAACAAAGAATATCCAAAGGCAAGAGATTTTTATCTTCTCAATGGAGCTAAATTGGTTGCAACAATTGATATTTATGGAAAAGACTCAGCGATACCGATTGATTTGAATGAACCTATTCAAATTTTTCATAATACATTTGATGTTGTTACTGATTACGGAACTTTAGAGCATGTTACAAATCAGTACCAAGCCTTTAAGAACACTCATGAAATTACCAAAATAGGAGGAATAATGATTCACGTATTACCTTTAATCAATAATTGGGTTAATCACTGTCGGTGGTATTATAACATAAATTTTGCAAATAAATTAGCTGAACTTTGTGCCTACGAAAAAATAGAGTTATTAGAAACAACTCATCGTGGAACACGAAATTTTTTAGCTTTTGCATTTAAAAAAACTGAATTAGATTTCATTAGCTTAGAAGATTTTAAACAATGTGAGATACACGATTCGGGCCAAAACTTTAACATGGACAATTACGTTAAATAATTTTTTATAATTAAATATTAATCCCAATTACCTTTAGCGGGGTAATTTTTAAACTTGCCCCAATCAACGCTAAAAGCGAATTCTTCACTATCATCATTTATTTCAGTTTTGATTTCAGCTTTTTTCTTTTCTGATAGTTTGTTGTACATTCTTTTGCCCATCCAAAAGGCTTCTAATAATAAGGACTTTGCAGCTTTTATATTATGAGCATCTTGTTCTAGGCACTTATAAGCTAACCTAAGAACGTTGCAAACTGTTCTTCGCTCATCAAAGGTGTCATGAATGCCCTCGATAGCTTCCGCCATTTCTTCTTCTGTAAATGGTTTACCTTTATATTCTGAAGCTTTAATTTCTCGCATATATTTATATACACGCATTTTTCAGGTGAAAATATTTTAGTAGAGTTTTTTTTTTAAAGATTGTATATTGTACTTTATTTATTTATAATTCTTCTAGTTTTTTAACTATGTATTTTAATATTTCGCTTCTCTTAATGTCTTTGTGGGTGAAGTGAAAATTATATATCCCTTGATTAGCGCTATGTTCATCATCAAAAGCGCTTGCTATAGATTGGAAGCCGCTTTTTCCGTTAATATCGCTTTGCATTGGATCTCCACAGATTAACATTTTCGTATTCTCTCCGATTCTTGTTAATAGCGTAATAAGTTCTTTGGCTGTGAAATTTTGAGATTCATCAGCTATTATGACTTGATCCTTGAAGCTGGCCCCTCTAAGATAGTTTATTGGCATCGCAGACACAATGTTCTTACTCAGCATCATCTTAGACTCTGAAGGGCTTGTAAGCTCATATAGCTTGTCAGTTAAAGGCATCATGAATGGACAAAACTTTTCATCAATCGATCCAGGAAGAGCTCCCATTCCTCTATCTGCGCTTTCTATAATAGATCGAATATAACTAATGCCATAATCGTTATTCATGTTAAACAAGTGTAACGCGGCGTAGATCGCCATAAAGGTCTTACTCGTTCCAGCGGGGCCAGATATGAATACTATTTTCGTTTTTCTATCAAAAATAATTTTCAGTAATTCATTTTGTTTTTCAGTAAATTCAATTTTTTTTGTTTTAATCTTGATTTTACCCATAGAATTAACTATTTCATTTATATCTTCATCATTAACAATTTCAGATTTTTTCTTTCTTGGCATATGTATTTATAGTATAGTGTTACCGCGTTTAAATTTCAATGGATATTTAAATGGTCTACATTTTATATGTACACGATTTTTTTTGAAAAAGCAATTGTAAACGTTAACTCTTGCGTGACTTTTTGAGAAAAACCACCCCCCTCGTTAAATAAGGGTGGCGGGGGGCTAAAAAATTCAAAAAACGGGGGTAGGATCGTGCAATAAAATAATTGAATCTTTTTTGCCTTTATGCTTGCAATTCAATGGGCAAAGCCTTAGTTTATATATATGAACATTACTAAAGGATTAAAAGTCGGAAGCCTATATCATTCACGGGCAAATAATAAAGTCGTGCGTCTCGTTTCACTTGATCGCATTAAAGGTGGCTTGCAAGTTGCAACGATCAAGCATCACAAACAAGATCATTTGTTTGAATCGGAGGTTTACATCTCTGACTTAATCAAGGCAACCACTGAACAAGTCAAGGCTTACTTTAAAAGGTAAGTCTTGACTAAAGACACAAAGAAAGGTAAGATCAGAAATGATTAAAATAATAAGAAATCCAAACTTTGCCGAGTGGCTTGACATTAAAGTATTCGACAAACTAATTGACAACGCAAAGACGCAAGCAAAAGCCATGAAAATAGCCGAGCAAGTCAAAAGCGAAAACCCACATTTTCAAATTGTAACAATAGAGAAAAAGACAAATGCGTAAAGTAACAGAGCAAATAAAACAAGCCTTCAATCAAGGCGTATCTAAAAAAGTTGGCAACACAAGAACGGACGGCAAAAGCGTTTTCTTACACGGCAACGAGATAATAAAGCGAGATGCAAGCGGGCTTGTGATGGCTACCCTCGCAGGGTGGAACACCCCCACAACAAGAGAAAGAATCAATGGCATAACAGGATTAGGCATTTATCAAAAGAACTTCGTTCCTATGTTAAACGGGCAAGAAGTTGATTCATACGATTGGCTAGTTCATACGACCAACACAGAGGAGGGTACAATATGACTTGCATAATCCTCTTATCAGTTGCACTATACTTGTATTCACTTTAATTAAAACGCTCTCCTAAGTTACTGATAGTCAGGCACTTAGGCGGGCGGCTGCCGCCCTCGTAAGTGATTGGTAAACAACGACTTGCGAAAGCCTTGTTCATAAACCATGCCAATTCACGCAGTATAATAATGCAATAAAATAACTGCAATATAATTGCGAATAAATTTGACTTTAGTTAAAAAAAGCCTTAGTTTATATATATGAAATCATTATACAACACAGACACAGAAGAATTCACTTTTAACTTTATCATGTGCATTGAGGGTAAATCCTACCGAGTCGAGGCGGTAGCTTGTCAAGACGACATCCTGTTGAGCGATCAATATCGCCCCGAATACATTGACGCATACATGGCTAAATTGACAAACGAAAAAACAAACGAATTGACAGAGTCAAATGTCTACAAAAATACAGATCTTTTAAAGGTTGTAAGCGACAAACTTACAGAAAGGCTAATTACGAACGCGAGCAAAACTTGGTTTGTTACTGATGCCCCAAGGCTTTTCCTTGAGCAATTCGATACTTGCCTAGAAATAATGTTTAATAAATAACCACAAATAAATTTGACTTTAGTTAAAAAATAAACGATAGTATAAGTATGACAGAAAGAGAAATAAAATCAAAAATTAGAGACTTAAAGACTCGACTAGACGCCGACCATTATGAAAGAGGCGTTGGGTTTGTACCTGCTAAGGGTTCAACTCGCGAATGGATCTTATCTAGCTTAGAAACCTTCGAGAAGATGTTGCCAAGAGCAAAGCATGACGACCAAGTAGCTCTTTATGGTTGGAAATCAGTCGAAAGAAACGCCTAAACCACTTAAAACAAAAATCATGACAGACACACTAAAGCAAGAAAAAAGAAGGCTTCAAGCCATCATTGACAACAATAACAACGAAGCAGAAAATGGATCTGCTTCAGCTCAAATGCAAGTAATATCTGCACAGGCAGATCTTGACAGAATCGCACAGAGTGAGCTTGCTCAGTATATAGCAAGCACGCCTTTACCTAAACCCTTAATCTTAGTTGACTAAGTCATGCAGTACATAAAAGAAACAATCAACAAACTAAATCAACAAATTAAAGCTTTAAATCACGAAAGGGTTAAAGCTGTAAGATTAGGCAATAATAAGAAGGCTTCAGACATTGAAATCATACAAATAGAATTAGACAATAAAATAACACAATTAGAGGGTTTAGCACATCGATAAAGCCCTTCCCTAAGTTACTGATAATCAGGCACTTACGGGATCGGCTGCCGCCCTCGTAAGTGCTTGGTAAATAACGACTTACGAAACACCTGTTCACATACCATGCCAATTACCACACCTAAAAAGATGACCTATCCTACTAGTAGAATAGGGCAAAAACATAGTTGAAAGGTAATTCGCTATTGATTTGACTTAAATAAACTTAGCCTTTACATTGTATTTATGGAAATTAAGATTAAATCTCTCTCTACTTGGGCTAATGTCGTTTTTGAATTATATATCGGAAACAATTATTCAGGATCATTTGATTCTTTCAAGGAAGCCCAAAGCTACGGGCTTAAACTGACAAACTCTTTTCTTTTACTAGAAAATAAGTAAAAAATAATTCGCGTTTAATTAAAACATAGTTTACTTTATATATATGGAAGATAATAATCAAGATCGGATATCAATTTGTGATGTCATAGACAATAACGCGTATAAGAACGAAAAAGCTTATAATTTAACAAGGGCTCTTTTAGATATTGCTATTCTTGCAAGAGCTGTAAAGAATACAATAAGCGAAGATATTAGAGAAAACGGAATGACTTCTATCGAAAATGTCAATGATTGGATGACCGAAATCAATGGCATTGCAAATAAAGCCGTTAAAAAAGAAATGTTAACAGAAAAACTATAAGGAAAATATAATTATGGAAAATTTAGATGCAGCTTTTGAACTTTACGAAATTGACGAAGAAACTTTGACTTGTTCTTACTCGGATGATGACGGATCTTATATCGAGTTGACTTGTTCCTTATGGACTGATGAAATTGACAACCTTTGGGGTGATCAAGTTTCATCTGTTTCCTTAATTGGTTACTTTGACAAAGTTGAACAAGTTGAATCCTTTGATACAAATGGTAAAAAAGTTGACTTTGTTAAGCTTGACGAAGTTGAAAGAGTCAAAAAAATACTCGAAAATGAAGAATTTGAACTTGAAGAAACCTCTTGCAAAGTTGACTATTCCCCTCGCTATTATGATTTAGTATAGTAATAGAATAAGTCACCTTCCTAAGTCACTGATAGTCAGTCACTTAGCGAGGCGGCTGCCGCTTCTGTAAGTGCCTAACAGCCAACGACTTACAGATCGATGGAATAAGTTAGGAAAAAAGTGTTATAATACGCGAAGCAAAAATCGTATTTTTATACTTTTTTATATGTATTTATCTATTTACTATTTATCCTATTTACTATTAAGTGAAAAACTTTTTCATTTCTATTTGACTTCTATTAATATATGTATTAGTTTTATAATATGATAAATAAGAAAATTGAAAAATTCATTCAAGACAATGATCTTGTTCGTGTTCTAGCTAGTCCAATGTCCGAGACCTTTGATCTCTGGGAATGCCCAGGCGGTCATGTTTGGACTTTTGAGATGATCGAGCAAGCAATAAAATAATTGCGAATAAATTTGACGCAACTTAAAAAATAGATTACCTTTATACATATGACAGAAAAAAATGATTCACTCACTCGCCTTGCTCACGCCACTGGAATGACCGACATAGAATTTGAGGAACGCTCTCGAATTCAATCTGAACTTGCCCATCAACAAGTTGTCCGCCAGTGGGAGGAGGATCAGGAGGCTGACCGCCAAGCTCTAAAGGAGTTTTCGGAGAACGAGGATGTTGATTGGGGTTATCATGACCAACTAGAGTTTTAATGTAAACTCTTTATAATCAGCCACTTAGGTGGTTGGCTGCCGCCCGCTCTAAGTGCTTGATACTCAAAGACTTAAAGCGGGGGTTTTACCAATAACAACTACTTCACATAAAGATATAATAAAAAAGCTAAAAAGATTATTTCAATCATTCTTCTTTCAAATCCTCCCACATTAAGTAAAAAACAAAAAGCCAAGGCGAAAACAATACTAATTCAAGAATCATTATAAATGCCTTTCATTTGATCAGAGATGCCCATGTCTTCATCTTCTTCGTCAATATCTTCTGCTGAATCAGTAAAGAGAAACTGAGATTCATCAGCAAGATCTTCTTTTTGAGCATCTAGCAAACCATGCTCGGTTACCACTTGCTCCGTTTTAATCTCTGCGATAAATTCCTCAACGGACTGAGATGGCGTTATAGATTTTAAGTTTTCGACTGCTTTAGCGATAACCGAGATTCTTTGTTCTTCTGTCATAATAGTAATATAGTTTAATTGTGATTAGTCGTCAAGACCTAATTCTTTGTCGTTGTCTGCTTTTATCTTTCTTAAAAGATCAACCCATGCAAAACCATTAAGTTGGGCATCTCTCATATGCCTACTGATTTGAACAGGAGATTGACCTGCGAGAACATCGCCACATACTGCAAGAGGAATTGTTCCATCCTTGAAAGTCATTAAAACCTCATATTCATTATCGTCAACATGACCATAAAGACCATGTCCATCTTCAGTGTTAGCAACGACAGAAATCATAAAGTCGCCAAACTTTAGTTGAGCCATCACTGCCTTTGGGGAAGCAGGATGAGTATGGAAAGCGAGATTGTCGAAGTCGAGTAATTGTTGTTTTGTTGTCATAAGTATAAGGTAATGTAGTTTTTAAGGTTTGTCAAATTAATAACCAAATGATTCTCTATCGAATTGGTTCACTTCGTCATAGTTATCGGGATCAATAAATCTCTCGGTTTCTTTGCTTCCTGCCCACAAGTTTTCATCAAAGTAGACTGCCCAACCTTCGTCAAATAAATTATCATACTTTTCCTCGCAATCTTGCAAGCTAGTTATGCCTAGGCTACTTGCTGAAACTCTTTCATCTGTGTTATCTTGATAAAATTCTAACTTGTCAATAGAATCAATTTTATATATAGTTTGCTCTTTTATGAATAATGCTTTTTTGCTCATGGTAATAAAAAGAATAAATTTTGACTAGAATTTTAATGCTTGTAACCGAGTGTTTTTCTTTAACCATCTGCGTAACGGATGAAATGCTCTAGCACTAAGGTGGGCTAAATACTGCTGTCCATTCTTGGCAAGAATCATATGACCACTTGCTGTCTCACGAATCTCTTGGATATCAGGGCATTTCCGTAATTGTTTTAACACTTTGCGAGTTCCACTTTCTGAATGTTTCATAGTAGTAATATAATCTTGTTAGGTGGTGATTGTCAAATAAAAAGAATAAAAAAAAAGATAATAGCAAGGGAGGGAATCTAACCCTCTCAAGGATGGAAAAGTCTGCAAACCTCACTTCTCTCAGCCACATAACATTGCAGTGTAATCGGCTCCTTGCTACTATCAACACACTAAAGCAATAAAGAGATCGACGCAAGAAAAAAGTGAATTAAAACACTTGCATAAGTACCTGAACAACAACCACTTACAGGGGCGGCAGCGGCGGCACTTAAGTGCCTGATAATCAAGGACTTAGTAGCCTAGCCACTCGAGAACTTTTTGGGCTGAGTATCCGTCTTGGTCACCCATGTCCTCAAAAAATTTGCAAATTTCTTCGTTTGATGTGATCCCGTGTCGCTCTAACTCTTTCAACGCCCTATCTTGCGAAATATCAACGGCATAAGCTGAGTCAAAATAATCGTTTCCAATTTCTGTTCTAATTTCAATTTCTTCACTCATGAATTTTCTCCTTCCACTACAAATCCTGTTTCATCCTTCTTAGCCAAACCTTTTTCGATAAGACCAACAACAACACCTTTCTTGTCAAGAAAACGCAAGTCAGTATCATCACCATTGACGACCTCAAAACCTTTCCATGTTTTGGGTAATTGATTGCGAAATACAACGGCAACATTGCCACCCATTAAAAGAACCATTTCACACTTTTTGTCATTATTCTCTGAGCGGGAAAAAGTCAAATGGTAATTAGAGGGAAATTTTGCCTCGCCCTTAACAAAAGGCTTGCCAAGAAAAGAACACATTCTTTTGAATGACTTAGTATAATCATAAAATTGAGTGGATGAATGTTTTTCTAGAATGGTCACACCATCCTCATTGATCTCATTTTCCCACATAATATCACTTGTGAGATTAGGACGAAATACAGCTTGCATACTTTTCTTTTGTGCTGACTTAATTGAAGAAGTAATTTCTTTGGATAGTTTTTCAAAAAACTCGATTTTCTTCTCGAAGAACAATTTTGTTTTGTTGATTCGTGAATCTTGAACAGATCCCATTTGACCACGACCCGCCGTATTCAAGCAAGACATGGTACAACCTTTAGAACGCCATTGGCAAGTTTCGTAGCCCGAAAGATTTGCGGGAGCAAGGTGAATGCCTTTTGTGATGTAACCTAATTTCTCGCCTTTGAGAATTTTTTGGTTACCTGATGTGAGAAGTGTTGTTTTGATCATAAGTACATAGTAAGGTACTTTTCTGATTATAGCAAGAAAAAAGTTTAATTAATTTCACATTTTTAAATCGTTGAAGCTCAGTCACTTACGGTTTCGGCTGCCACCTCCATAAGTCGTTGACTTACAAAGGTTTAAGGTCTACTCTTCCATTAACCACTCGTCAAGAGCATGGGTGTCGAGATCGGGATCGTTGTAGCTTGCTCCGTCGGGAGTTCTGAATGCTTCCGCTTCTTCTAAGCGATCAGCAAGATCAGCGTATCTCACACATCTGCGAGCTATCTTATACAAGCCTTCATCGTTACCTAGCCATAGTGCGACGTTCCAAGTCGCCCAATTCTTCCATCCGTTATATGTTGTATCTGTCATAATCTTATCCTTGTGTTAATAATTGCTTGAATTGATCGTAAACTTTTTGTTTACCTCCTTTGAGTCCGAATTGTTCTTTAATAAGCGAGTAACAGCTTCTGCCCCTGCAAAGTTTCATGCCCCTAAGTTCTGCCTCTAATCCTTTAAGGAGAGTGCGTTGTCTAAATGCTTCGATTGATGTTGGTGTTGTTAGTATCATATATATAATATAGCTGAGTTGTTTTTGTTTGTCAATTAATTTCTTAACAAAGGCTGAAAATAAAATCTTCGAAGTAATCAGGCTCAAGCCCAAAATCAGTCACGAAGTAGTTTTGCCAATCCCAAGGATCGTCGCCATGTTCAATGCCGTCTTTCATTAGCTTAAAGAAATCGACAACTTGTTTGACCGCCTCGGTTTTACTTAAACCATCGCGGGACATTAAGACTTTTACTGTTTCATTCATGAGTATACATTACTGCAAAAAACGAATAAACACAAGAAAAAAGTGAATTAAAATTACAATTCTAAACGCTTGATAATCAATGACTTAAGCTAATTGGCAGCCGCTTTCGCAAGTGCTTGATAATCAAAGCTTTGCGAACGACTAAATTAAACCAAAAAAAACTCCCCCCGATTGGGGGGAGTAAGCTAAACAATAATCTAGTATTTAAACTTCTACTAGTTCGCCTTCAACAACTTCCATGTCAAGAGTATTCTCTACATGATCTTCGATATTAAAATCAATCTCTGCATCAAGAACAGAATGAAGAGCGTCAGAACGATTTGGCAAGGCGACTAAATTACCTTTGTAAATTTCGGTGAAAGCGTTGTAAAGAGAATTCATATTGCGATCCTTAAATTCTACATGATCGCTTGATTCCCATTGATTGACTACATCAATGATTTTTGACTTTGGTAAAGCACCTGCCTTGCAAGCCCTTATGACAAGATCATTGACTTGAGAGTTACTAAGATCGAAATCTTTATAAGCGTTAATGCGATTGTCTTGACCATGCCAAAACCCAAACAACTTGCCTAACGCACGACCAATCATAAAATCAAGATCGTTAAGAATGTTGCGAGTGTGACGACGAGCAAGTTTGATCGTATTAGTGAAGATCAAATTATCACAAACAAATGGAGCGTCACCTGCACAAAGTCCTGCAGGGAAGGTTTTGTCGTGAGAGTTACGAACTCCCACAACGCATCCGCGATCAGTCGCAACACGATTTGGGTGATCCACGGCAAATAATCCAAAATAATGTTGATCACCTCTAGCGAGAGAAT